TGATCCGGGTACAATTATTTTTTCATAAAACCTGTCAACGTAAAATTCTTTACCCTCTGTAGTAGATGCAGCTCTAACATTTCTAACTGCATTATGTTTTTCTAAAGCTTCAAATCTTTTTATACCATCTCGGTAATTTTTTATTGCCGTTCTTCTTTGATTTGCTGCTGTTTGTAATGAAGATTTCAACTTATTATTAGCTTTAAATCCAGGTGCAAATGCAATTTCAGAACTTTCAATAATATCATCTATTGCAGTTCTTAGTATTTTTAATTCTTGGGAACCAGTTGGACCAAATAAAAGTATATCATTAAAATTTTTTCTTGCTCTGGCTAATTGAGAAAAAGAAGCAGCGTTGTTTTGATTTTTTAACAATGTTTGTAATTGCTTAACACCTTGGGATAATTCTGTTTTATAAAATGAACCAGTTGTATCTAAAAATTGATCTACTGTTTTTCTGAGAGAACTTACATCAAAAGCTTTTATACCACCAATATCTAATAAATCTTTACCATTTACTTTAATACCTTGACCTGCAGCGTTTAAAGTGTTGTCAATTAAATCAAATTGATCACTAGAATTTTTACTAAATGCATTAAAAGCTCTTGTTATAGAAGTAAGAGCTTCATCACTAATATCTATATCAGCTTTTGTGGCTTTTTCTAATAAGTCTATACTCTCATCAATAGATTTTAAGTATTCCTTTTGAGCTTGTTTTTGCGCTTGATTTAATTTATTAACATTTTTAATTGTAGCATCAAAAACTAAATTACCAGCATCATCTCTAGTTCCACCTATTTCTTTTATTAATCTATCTTTTTCATTTTTCGCA